ATTCTTTTGCACCTTGTTTAATTCTTTCTTGTCTTTCACTTTCTTCCTTTTCTTCTTTCATTTTAGAAGTTTCTAATAAAGGAATATTAATACCAGGTATTTTGTTGATTAGTTTTATTACAGTATTAATAGCACTTTTAAAGAAATCACTTATCATTATCCATACTTTTTTAATACCATTTGCAATCATTTCAGGTATTCCAATAATGAATTTACCTATTGATATTAACTTATCTTTAAAGAAAACAACTGCAGCAATAACACCAACAATTGCAAGTCCAATTAAAACTTTTGTTGACATAAAGAATCTACCTAATGTTTTTATACCACTAGCAAATTTCTTTAGTGATTTGGTTAAACCACCTTCAGAAAAGAATTTAAATACTCTAACTACATCTTTACCTATATCTTTTAATGACATAAAGGCGTCACCTACAGCAATAAATGGTGCTTTTAATTCTTCATAAAATGATGATGAAGGTCCCATTCCTTTATCGTCATCATCTTTTAATGGGTTTAGTGTTGCATCTTCTTTTTCTATTAATTCTCTTTTTTTATTTAATTGTTCTTGTTCTTTTACTAATGTTTCTTGTTGTTTTTGAGTTAGAGGTCTATCTCTGTCTAGTAACTTCTCTCTTTTTTTTAATACTTTTTGTTCTTCAGTTTCAAGTAATTTTTTTCTCTTTTCATTTAACTGCGTTCTTTTTTCAATTTCTTTTTTAGTTAATATTTTTGTTTCGTATGCAAATTCCTTACCCTTTTTAGTTGCCTTCACCTCAGCAACAATATTTTCTTTTCTTAATGTTTCTACTTCTTTTTGTGATTTAATAGTTTGTTCATCTAATTCTTTAATTCTTTTTGCAAGACTTGTATTAAAATCTTTTAAATCTATATCTAATTCATCTATAATCTTTTTTGCTTTATCTAACGCCATTTCAAATCTTTTGATAGAACCAGATTCTGCATTTGCAGTTATCTCTGTTATTGTTTTTCTAATCTCTGTAGGAGATATAACAGTCTTCTGTCCCGCCGATACAGTTTTCATAACTGTCGACATCATAGCCTTTGTTACATTTCTTATATCTGATTCTGATACTGATTTTTTATCTGCCATTATTTTTTATCTGATTTTGCTCTACTACCTGTGTATAAACCAAACCACGCTGCGCCGGCGCCAACAACAATTGACACTAGACCACTTTGTTCCATTGTTGGTCCTTCTAAATTCATATACCAAATTACTACTTTGTATAGTAAGTATATGTAAGTTGATATGAATACTCTTGGAAATATTCTCCAACTGTCTACAGCTCTTGCAAGATGTATTAGTTTCGCATATGGATTTACACCCAAGTCTTTTATAGAAGTATCAACCTCTAAATCAACACTTATCTTTTGTTTTGGTTCTGCAACCTTAACTTCTTCCATTACTTGTTTCCCTCTCTTTGTCTTCTCTCATTTTCGTCTTTAATGTGAGTGATTAACATTTGAACATATATGTCCCTCTCCCAAGGTAACATATTTTCAACTTCACTTAAAGAATATTTATGATGATGTAGTAATGCAAATGTAACTTCGAAATATGCCTCTAGGCTATTATGGGCGAGGCAGATTCGAAAAAATCGTTAAGTCCAGTTAATGTGACTTTACTTGTAACATTTGTTTTAGGGTTAGTCACTTCAAATTCGTGTCTAACTCTAGGCATTGTATCAAAAAAGTTCTTTATCTTTCCAAAACTATCTTGCGATAAACTTTCAAAGAAATCTTTTATTTCTTGTGTTGTACTATCTTTCGCCGGATATATCTTTTCGCCCTCAAATATATGGTCAACACACGTGGATAACATATTAAATACTGTATCCATATTTGCGTTGTCTATATTTGTGCCTGACTTTAATACTTCCATTGTTGGATATTTCATCACAACACCTAATTGTCTTTTTTCATCAACAATTATTTTATTTGTATGTTCATCATCAACTTGTACTTCCACTTTTGTTAAGTCTATCTCAACATCTGCGTAAGTTTTTTTGTCGTCTGGACATAAAACTTTAAACTTTGATATTTCACCTACTGATTTTGCTCTTATATTCAAAAAGATATATTCTAAATCAAACATAGGTAAACTCTCTACTTCTAAAGAATTAAATGTACAAGTGTCAACTATTTGTTTTGTTGCATTGTATATTTCTTCTTCTTTTTGAGATTCCATCGCCATTAGTAAAATCTTTTCTTCTTTTACTAGGAATGGTCTATATTTGACTTTTATATCCTGTGATGGTAAAGTCAATTCATAAGTAGGTGTTTCTACTTTTGGTAATGCCATTATATCTCCTTATATTATAAATTTAACGGTGGAATTTTAAATGGTGGGAATACTCTTCCTCCAGTAATTCTACCTATTGGCGCTCTTCTTCTTAAATCGTTAAGAACATCACGCCCTGCTCTTCTTAATTCAGGTGGTAATCTTCCTAATATACCACCAAATAGTCCACCAGCAGTTTTTACTTCTGGTGTTCCAAATTCTGATTGACCTAATTCTATTTGACCTGATTTGTCAATAAAGTAATTAACCCAATATCTATATGTAAATGTTACTTGAAATGTTTGAATATTATTATTTTCATAAGTGTAATTAACTCCTCCAACAATCTTTGGATAACAATCAAACAATTTAACTCCATAAGTTACATCATCTCTTTCCTGTTGACTTGCATATTGACCTAACTGAAATATATTCATATCAGATACGTAATTGTCATAGTAATTGTGATTAAAAGATTTTGTACTAAATGCTGCTTGTTGCCATAGTTCAAAATAACTTCTTTCTCTTAAAAACTTATCTAGGTAAAATGTTGCTGTTATATCAGGTGAGTTAAAATCTATTACGTGTTTTCTTGCAGGTCCGTTACCGTGTCTTACATCTTTTGTAACAACTTCTCTAGGTGGCATTTGTATTTCTGAACAAAATGCTCTAACTCTTTTACCATTTGCATTATGGACTGCCTGTAATTCTTCTGATAGTTTAAATGACTCTACACCTTCACCTGTTCCTTTTACTTCTACTGCAGTATCTTCGCCACCAATACCACCACCAAAACTTAAACCTCTAGGTAAGAAAAATTCTGTATAAAATCTGGCGTTTCTAGCAAATCCTTCAGCCTCATTTACAAATGCTTGAAAACGACCCATTGTCGTTTCTGGATTACCACCAGCTTTCTGTCTTAATCTTGGATCCTGATTGACATTATCAAGTGACCTATCTCTAGGTAAACCCACTCTAATATCAAATCCACCAATTCTTTTTCCGCCTCTTAAAATCGCCATTAGTATGGACTACCTTTCTTAAACTGTTGCACAGGTAACATTACTGCTAATGCAGCCTCATCAAAATCAACTCTTAAAAAACTTGACCTTACGTGACCAAAAAGATATTTCTTAATTGTTGTTCTTGCAATACCTATATTCTTTACATTATTATATGATACATCAATTCTTGTATTCTTACTCATTCCACCAGAAGCAAATCGTTGTAATCTATCTAATAGACTTACTCTTTGTAATGGTCTTAAATAATGAAAGTTCAAACCCATAAATCCACCTGGTGTTGTTTCAATTGGTAACACCAATGGAAATCTATCATAATAAGGTAATACTTGTTTATATTTAGGGTCATAGAAGAACATATTTAATCGTCCTCTACTAGGAATACCGTTGAGTTTACCAGTATTCATTAACTTTCTAGCAGTAATTCTATCACCTAAATCAGCGACAGTCTTTCTATACCAGTTGGCACTCTTACGAATACCGCCTTGTGCGTCTTTTAGTGGATCAAGTATGCTTATCGCCATACCAATATTTATAATAAAAAAGGCGCCCTTTCAGGCGCCCTTTCAAGTTTTATGAAGCGAGAGAGAATTACTCCTCTTCTGCTAATTTACTAAAGTAAGATAACGTATCGTCATCATCACTAGCAGAAGTCGAAGCGACTTCATTACTTTTCACACTACCATTAGATTGAGGTGGGAGGTCTACTTTATCTGCGGTAGTTGTGCTTCTTACACCCGTAATCGTCCTATTCAGTTTCTCTTTGAGTTCATCATAGGTTTTGAAATTACTAGGGTCTAGGAAAGGTTTTAGAGCGTGTTGTTGTTTCCAAATCGCCTTGATTTTTTCATCATCTTCAGCAAGTGGTGACACAGCCTCAAACTCGGACTTATCATAGTTCCAATAACCATCAACTTTTCTAATCTTCAATTTGAAGTTAGCACCTTTCCAAAAGTCAAATGGATTTACTGGTTTCTCATCTTCAAACGCAGGTTGCATTGCTTCTGTAATCTTATCAAATATCTTTTTACCGAATTTAAATAAGAATACTTTACCTTCGTTCTCTGGATGCTTAGGATCTGATTGTATTAAAACATTTGCGTAGTAAGATAATTTTCTTTTTCTCTTTCTAGCAATCTCTTTATCACTATCTAATCCTGTATTCCATAATCTAGTATTTTCTTCTGACACAGGATCTTTTTGACCTAGTGTTGTTAAAGAATTTTCAATGTACCAACCACCAACATCTTGGAATGCGTGTGACCATACTCTTTGCCAAGGTAAATCTTCACCTTCTACTGCAGGTAAAAATCTAATGACAGCATAACCATT